CCATCTCGAGGCACGTCGGGGAACAGCGGAGCAAGCAGCGGCCTACTGTCGGAAAGATGACAGCCGCAAAGAGGGCACCGAGCCGACGGAACTCGGGGCGATCTCGAAAGTGACGGCGGGACAGCGTACGGATTTGCTGGCCGTGAAGAAGATGCTGGATGACGGGGCATCTGAAAAGGAGATAGCGGACGAAGAATTCAGCACATGGGCCAAGTACTTCCGCGCGATCGAGCGTTACAAGCGCATCGCCACAGAGGTGCGGTCTTGGAAAACTGAAGTCTTTGTCGTATGCGGCCATACAGGAGTCGGGAAATCCAAAACAGCACGGGAACTATACCCAAGCGCTTACTGGAAACCCCGTTCAAACTGGTGGTGCGGCTATGACTCACATGACACAGTTGTTCTTGACGACTTCTACGGCTGGTTGCCTTGGGACCTCCTTCTCCGGTTGTGCGATAGGTACCCTCTGCAATTGGAGACAAAGGGGGGCTCGGTGGAATTCGTAGCAAAAACAATCATCATCACGAGCAACAAGGCGCCGGAGGAGTGGTACAAGGACTCGATAGACTGTGCGCCGCTGCACCGGCGTATCACGAGCTATCACTGGGTGGAGGAGGGGGAGGAGGTCACTCACTCGATGATGAAATCGACGGAAGTCCCTTCGAATTCGGAACGGACTGGATCAATGACCTAATTAAGGGTTGGGACGATGATGTCCAACCATAAAAGTCCAATAAATTTTTATATGGAAAAATGTATGGGACACAGGTGGACTGGACCGAGGTGGGGGGTAATACTGTATCCCCCACCCCGGTCTTTATCCTGGTATCTAGTCTCACTAAACGGATACCAAGGGTTATTACCAGCACCAGCGGGATAAAAACTATCACTACCGTTACCCTAACCCTAACCCATGCCCTACTCAAGACTTTTCAGACGCTTCACCTATGGAATCGACAGGAGACAACCAGTTCGTAATCGTCGCGGACGTCGGCGCATGTCTCTTAGAAAAATGTCTAAAATCAAGAGGAATCTATTCGGTTATCGCTACAGCCGTATCAACCCTCCTATCATACGTCGTAGGAACGGTACTAGGGGCTATCGTTGGTAACATATTTAAATATTAAGACCTGTATACGCGTCTGCCTTCACCCTACCCGTCGCTACGCCTCTAACATTAGTAGACCTAGGCACCAAACCATCAGAATTGTACGTTACTCCGTTAATCGACAACATCCTACCAGGAAAATTAGGAAGTCGATAATACAGCCTATGCTGAACGTCAATAGCATCAGCTTTGAAAAACTGAGCGATACTATATGTATCTGACGCACGATGAGCTTGAACACGGATCACAAACACAGGCCATCCCTTCGGAAGGAAAGGGGTTACCCAACCGTCTCCATCCGTTGACGCAGTCTTGGCCAAATACCGTTCAGGGCGGTTAATCTCCAAGTCATTGTAGTTTATGTTGATAGGCCCATGACCACACGTCATTTGCATACTCTGACCATACGGAATATACAACTGCTTCGACCACTTGTGCCGCAGCTTTCCCATGGCAGCAGGTGATTCGAAAATCGTCACAGGATCTGTACGACTTGCACGCCACTCATCAGCGGTGAATGTTGACGTTGCATTCGTTGTAGCAGCACAGCGGCTGATCACACCAGCGGTGTAATCAAACGGCAAACCATTTGCACCAGTAGTTGGCGCTGGATTAGTCGTGAAATAATTCTCCGACCAGTAGTAGTTGATATCAGGCTTGGCGTTAGACCCAGCAGGAGTCGCTAGTACGTCATTAATGGGCAACTTTTTGCTCAAGACGAACTTGTGCACAGTCACCTTAGCAGCAATGATAGAAGTTGTATGATTCACCCAATCAGGTGTCCACGAAAACTGCCATCGCTGTTTCGGTATACTCATAGAGTACGAACCGGACACAACGGCTGCACTGCCAGTAGCTTGCGCTTGCACCCTAGATGCCTCATACACCACTTGCGCCAGAGAAGGCGTATAAATCGTGGTTGTACCATATCCTTCACGTATCGTAGTCTCGTCAGCACTTGCAGGAAGCACAATAGACGAAATGTTCGTAATCAAACTATTGGAAGAACCTTTCAAACCAGATCGCCGCTTCGCACGCGCCAAACGGCGAACCCTACGCCGATTCTGACCACGTGACGATGCTGTCTGACGTTGGTACGTTAACAAACCCATGGTAGGGTTTTCGGTAGGGTTACTAACGGTAAGGCGGGAACCCCTAAGCTTTTTCCTAGACTTTGAGAGCTGATCTCCGATATCAAGACCAGTCGCCTCCCGAAGATCAAAATCGTCCTCACGTGAGCGCTTAAGACTCGTTTTTAGTCCTGTCGCTCCTATCAAAGTGGCGCCGACTGCCTGACTGATCCAAAATGGTTTATTATTATGGACTCTGGGCGCGTCGTAACCTAAGGCCGCGTCCAACCCATGCGCGTACAAATCCAGACCGTGATTCATGGCTCGCGCCAAATATTGGTGCTTTACGAGCTATGCTACTGATCTACCAACGACTCTTCCGACGGGGGTGTCGTATCTGGTGTACCAGAGGGAGACATGTCCGGAGACCGGTCGCGACCACTGGCAGGGCTACTTGGAACTAGAAGTTCGGCAGCGTCTTCCAGGAGTAAAGCGACTTCTTGGCGACCCGGCAGCCCATCTCGAGGCACGTCGGGGAACAGCGGAGCAAGCAGCGGCCTACTGTCAGAAAGATGACAGCCGCAAAGAGGGCACCGAGCCGATAGAGCTGGGGGCGATCTCAAAAGTGACGGCGGGGCAGCGAACGGATCTGCTGGCCGTGAAGAAGATGCTCGACGACGGGGCATCTGAAAAGGAGATAGCGGACGAGGAGTTCGGTACATGGGCCAAGTACTTCCGCGCGATCGAGCGTTACAAGCGCATTGCCACTGAGGTGCGGTCTTGGAAAACTGAAGTGTTTGTTGTATGCGGTGCCACAGGAGTCGGGAAATCCAAAACGGCCCGGGAACTATACCCGACGGCTTACTGGAAACCCCGTTCAAACTGGTGGTGCGGCTATGACTCACATGACACTGTTGTCCTTGACGACTTCTATGGGTGGTTGCCTTGGGACCTCCTTCTCCGGTTGTGCGATAGGTACCCGCTGCAGCTAGAAACGAAGGGGGGAAGTGTGGAGTTTGTGGCCAAAACTATCATCATCACGAGCAACAAGCCGCCGGAGGAGTGGTACAAGGAGTCGATAGACTACTCACCGATGCACCGCAGGATCACGAAATATCACTGGGTGGAGGAGGGGGAGGAAGTCTCGGCGGAGATGATGCAATCGGAGGCGGAGCCTTCGAATTCGCAAGCGACTGGATAAAAGACCTACTTAAGGGTTGGGACAGTGAGCCCCAGCCCTAAGTCCAATACGTTATTTTATATGAAATAAAGTATGGGACCCAGGTGGACTGGACCGAGGTGGGGGGTAATACTGTTTCCCCCACCCCGGTCTATTTCTGGGCCTCCTGGCACTACGTAAGCCACCGGCAACATCCCCGAGTACCCAGAAACAAAAACTAACACTAACGTTACCCTAACCCTAACCCTACCATGGTTTTAAGTCTACGTCGGCTAGCCCTACGCCGAGTACCGCGACATCAACTATACCGCGCAGCTGGTTATGGAATTCCTGGAGCTACTGCGAAATATAATCGCTATCGCGCTAGAGCACGTGTTGCTAGGCGTGTACGCATGTACAAAGGCTATGGATGGCGCAAGACAGCTGCGCGAAGAGCGGGCAGACGCATGCAGATACTTAGAGCTATGAGACGTCGATACTAATTACACATCATTATCAAAAGGATTCTCCCATGCCGTATTTGCTAGCTCGTTGGGATACGCCAGCGTGGTCGTATCGTAATGCCTCAGTGATCTACCATAGTAATCCGGACAGCGCCAAAACTGGCGCACATTCATCAACATAGCGTCATCAGCTGCAAGTCCCGTTGACGAAATAGCTTCATCTCCGATATGCTTGGTAACCTTGAAAGCCATCATGGGCCAGCCACGCGGCAAGTACTGATGAAGATCCAAATCACTCGCAGGAGCAGCAGGATAATCGTAAGGGATCTCCAAATCACGATAGGATATGGATTGGCCCGGGACGACGAAAGAATACTGCATACTCTGGCCGTACGGGATGTAGAACGTCTTCGACTGCTTGAACTCCCATAGCGCGTTGAAGTTCGGTGAATCCAACCACGAATACATGCTCTGGATATAGCGGTTCTTGTTGCCTTGCGACACCGTTGCATCCTTCGTATCCGCATTGTCCTTATCGTAGCGCTGAATCAGACCTTCCAAATACTCCTTAAACGTTGTACCGACGGCATAGCCTGTGGTGCTTTGCTGCTTCGACATACAGTTCAAATGACCCATGGCTTGCGCCTGTTCCGTGTACTTTGGCACGTTGACCACAGTTTCGAGCTCCGTACGATGCCTCAAACGATAGAACCCAAGTTCGACCGTAATGCCAATGGCAGACACAGCATGGTCAGGCCAATTAGGCGTGAACGATAGCTCGTACCGTGTCTTGAGAATCTGCGCGAAGAATTGTCCGCTCTGGTCTCCCGTACCGTTACTTTTCAAATAAACCCTATCGATCTCATTCAGAAGAGGACCGAGAGAAGGGACGAAGATAGTACGCACGCAATCACCATCGCCTAGCGTGGAACCCGTCTGGTTCTTCGGAAAGGTGAGCGTGAGAGCCTGGCCGATCAACGATGACGACGACCCGTCAAGACGTTTGCGTTTTGATGCCCTTGCGAGCCGACGCACTGTCCGACGGCTGCGCCCTCGCCTTGAGAAAGTCTGACGACGATATGTCAAAAGCGACATTTTTCCCGCCTTCGCTTCTTCGTTATTATTTAGGACTTCTGACACCCGCTGACGCTTGGAACCGCTCCTGGGGCTAAAAGGGTGAGTCCACTCTCTAATTGCTGAAGCTCCCGCCTTTTTTGAAAAGCGCGTTAACTTGTCAATTTTGCGCTTTGCGCCTTGTGGATTGTATGCTGCGTATGTTACTCCGGCTAGTGGGGCCAGTCTTGGACCATAAGTTATGGCCGCATCTCCGGCACCTAAGACCGCGTCCACAAACGGATATGCTGCTTCCCAGGCCATGGCGCGAGCAAAGTACTGGTGTTTTACTTCTTACAAAGATGTAATGCCTACTGCTCTTCCGACGGGGGTGACGTATCTGGTGTACCAGCGGGAGACGTGTCCCGAGACCAAGCGCGACCACTGGCAGGGCTATCTGGAACTAGAAGTGCGGCAGCGTCTTCCAGGAGTAAAGCGACTTCTTGGCGACCCGGCAGCCCATCTTGAGGCACGTCGGGGAACAGCGGAGCAAGCAGCGGCCTACTGTCAGAAAGATGACAGCCGCAAAGAGGGCACCGAGCCGACGGAACTCGGAGCGATCTCGAAAGTGACGGCGGGCCAAAGGACGGATCTCCTTGCCGTGAAGAAGATGCTGGACGACGGGGCATCTGAAAAGGAGATAGCGGACGAGGAGTTCGGAACCTGGGCCAAGTACTTCCGCGCGATCGAGCGTTACAAGCGCATTGCCACAGAGGTGCGGTCTTGGAAAACTGAAGTGTTTGTTGTATGCGGTGCCACAGGAGTCGGGAAATCCAAAACGGCCCGGGAACTATACCCGACGGCTTACTGGAAACCCCGTTCAAACTGGTGGTGCGGCTATGACTCACATGACACTGTTGTCCTTGACGACTTCTATGGTTGGTTGCCTTGGGACCTCCTTCTCCGGTTGTGCGATAGGTACCCGCTGCAGCTAGAAACGAAGGGGGGAAGTGTGGAGTTTGTGGCCAAAACTATCATCATCACGAGCAACAAGCCGCCGG